ATGGTGGGACATTGATACTCCAAAGTCCGAACGTCTTGTTTCCCAGAAAAGGAGAGCGAAAATTGAATATGTGTAAAATCCAGCAGCATACATGTAGACAGCTTTGAGCTTCAGTCTGGAAGAAGGAAAATCAACGTTGAACGTCTGAATCTTGGCGCGGAACGCGTCCACCGCGGCCATGCGGTCGCCGAGGTTGGGCGTGAGGATGACCGTCGAGACCTCACCCGGGAGCAGCCCGTAGGCGTCGAGCAACCTGGTCGCGCCGTCCTCGGTGAGCCCGAGGGCGTCGCGCTGTTCGAGGAACCGATCCCGGGTCGCCGAGACGAACGCCGCGACTTCCTGCTGACTCGCACCGTTGCGCGCCATAGCGTCCGCCACGGCGAGCGTGTTGCGCTGCAAGTCCTTCATGGTGTCGCGCAGCTTGGAGCCGTTCTCGGTGGTGGTGATGACCTTGCCGCTCGCGTCGAGCAGCGAGTCGCCCCACCCCTTGGCCTGGTCGGCATTGCCGCCGAACGTGTCGCCGATCCCCCGCACCGTGTCATCGAGCGACTGAACGGCTTCCTCGTACGTCTCGGACTGCCCGGACAGCCGGTCCATGATCGTTTCGAGGGCGTCGAGCCTGGCGTTCGTGTCGCCGACGCTGTCCTGCAACGTCATGTACGCGGCGCGCAGCTCGCCGACGGCGTGCTCGTTCGACCGGCCCGCGAGGGTCATGTCGTCGGTGGCGCGGGCCGCCTCGTTCATCGACTCGGCGAGCAGCCTCGCGTCGTCGACCGCCTTGCGGTTGGGGTCCGCCGAGTCGTTGAGCACGTCGATCACGTCGCGCCCGGCGAGGGCGCGCTTGTTCATCTCGTCGACGAGCTTCTGCGTTTCGGCGGCGTTGGCCTGCAACGGAACGCCCTCGGCGTCCATTGCGTCGATCATGCTGTTGATCCGGCCGGTGAGATCCTGCGCGGCCGTGCCCTGCCCGAGGTAGGCGTCGGTGAGGTCGCGCGTACTGATCCCGAGTTGCTTCGCCTTGTCCAGCGCTCCGGACTCCTGCAAGTTCTTCAGCGCGACCGAACGCACGTTGTCGTCGATCGCGCCCTTGCTCTGTCGCAGGGCGTTCGCGAGATCCTGCTGCCGCTGCTCAGCCTCGGCGGACTTCGCCCCGAACAGGGCGAGCGCGACGCCGGCCACGCCGAACGCGATTCCCCACGGGCCGCCCATGAACGCCGTCAACGCGCTGAACTTGCCCTTGCCCGCCTCGGCGTTGGTGCCCGCGTCACGGACCTGCCCGACGAACCCGGTCAATCCTGCGCCGAGGTTCTGCAACCCCCCACCGACGGCGCTGAGCAGCTTGAACGCACCGGCCAGTGAGACCAGGATGCCGATCAGGGTGCCCAGTTCCGAGGCGATCGGCTCGACCACCGCGAGCAGCCCGCCGAGGACGTTGAGCGCCGTCGACGCCGCGGTGAACATGACGGGAAACCCGCCGCTGCTCAGTGCCGTGATCACGTCGAACAGGTCGCCGAGGACGATTCGCAGCTGCTCGACACTGGGAGCGCCCTCGTTCGCGAGGTCCGCGAGCAGCGGCCCCACGAACCCGAGGGTGTCCCGCACGATCCCGCCGACCTCGGCGAGGATCTGCCCGCTCGACGCCGCGCCGGTGCTGAGCCCGGTGAAGAAGTCGTTGAAGCCGAGGCCGGTGTCGACGAGGAACGACTCGAACCCCCGGAACACGGGCTCGCTGCTTTTCACAGCTGTGACCACGCCGGGCATGGCGGTCCGGGCGAACCCGTCGGCCCCTCGGGTCAGCGCCTCAAGAGCCGGGATGCCTGCGGTGAACGCCGCGCGGAGGTGCGGTTGCAGCGCGCGACTGGTGCCTTGCAGGGTCTTGATCGAGTCGAGCAGCGGCCCGCGCATCGGGGCCGCGGCTTCCTCGGCCCCGGCCTTGAACTCCTCGACGACGTTGCCCCACGCCGCGCCGACCTCGGCGGAGTTGTTCGCGAGGGCGACACCGGCGGCGACGATGGCACCGGTGGCCACGAGCACGCCGCCGGCCACACCGACGCCGCCCGCGACGGCCGCGGCTTCCATCCCGGCGAGGCTCTTGATCGAGGTCTTGCCGAGACCGTCTAGCCGTTCTTCGAGCCCACCGACGGCGCCGCCCACCTGGCGCAGCACCTTGGATGCGTTGACGTCCCGACCGAAGATCGAGAACGTGAGATCCTTGTCCGCCAACGCTTCCCGCCTCTCACTTGCCCTGCTGCTGTTGGCGGATCGCGTCGACCAGGGCCCGGCCTAGCTGGTAGTCGGCGAGGCTGAGCGCGTCCATCTCGGCGGGCGGCGTGCGCAGCGCGGTCCAGAACCACCCGCGGTACTGCGCTACTTCCTGGTCGAGGCGGCCCTGTTTCGCGCCGATCCGGACCGCTTCTTGACGGCGTCGGTCGGCGCGGGCGGAGGGGTTTCGTCCTCGACCACCTCCGCGACGAGGTCAGACCAGTCCTCACGGACGGCGCTCGCGTCGAGGTCGAGCACGTCGTCGAACGTGACGGCCGGGTCCGTCTTGCGCATGGCGATCCACAGGAACGCCGGGTAGACGTCCATGCCGCGCGAGCCATCCGCGTGCTTGCGGCCGTTGAAGCTCGCCAACGCCGCGGCGACCGGCATCTCGGTCACGCGCTCGATATCGCGCGCCTCGCGGAGCGACAGGGTCGTGTGATCCCACGGGTACTCGACCCCGTTGACCAGGAATTTCATGTCCGGTTGCCCCTTCAGACGATCTTGTCGAGGTACTCGCCGACGGTCTTGATCGCGTCATCGCGGACGCCGGGGCCCTTCGCCGCGGCGGCGTCGTCGAACCACGCCGGTGAGGTCTTCTGCGTGACCCACTGGTATTCGTTGCCGAACACGGGGTGACGCCACTGGCCCCGGTTGAGGTACCGGGGCAATCGCCGCTGGTCGTGCGGCATCTTGGCTTGCGCGGCCCGCACGCGGAGCGCGGCGGAACGGGCGGTGACGCTGGTCTTGGCGGACGTCGCCCGCGCGACCGTGTCGCGCAGTCCCGATCCCGCGTACGCGGCCATCTTCAGCCGGTCCGACGGGCGTTTCTTCTTACCCAGCGCGGAATGCGCGCGGGCGAGCCGTGCCGAGGAACCACCCCGGATGGTCGCGGCCGGGGGTTTCTTGCTCGCGCGTTCCGGGATCGCTTTCATGGGCAGCGCGCGGGCCCGCCGCTGTGCGTCCTCGACCAGCGGACCGGCGCCCGTGCGCAACGCCTTGTGCATCTCCCGGGCGAGCTTGTTCTCGCCCGCCGCTTTCAGCGCGAGGGCGGCCCGGTGGAAGTCGGCCGTGCCGGTGACCTCGATCCGGGCCACCGGTCACGCCACGTTGCGGGCGACCCCGGTCGGGTCGGACAGGGGCCACGAGCAGTTGACGGTCGCCAACTCGCCGACGCCATTGCCGAACGGGCTGTAGCCCGCGACCAGGTAGCTTCCGACGTATTCGGGGTTGGTCGCGGAGATCGCCGCCGAGGTCGGCCGCACCTTGATCACGATCACCGTGCCGAGGGCGGCGGAAATCGTCGCGTCGACGGCGCCGGCGCTGAAGTCCTGGTTGAAGTTGATCTGAACCGTCGAGTCCTCCAACCCGGCGATTCGCGAGCGGCCCGTGTCGCCCATCGCGGTGTCTTCCAACGCCTCGAACTCGCGCGGGAGGGTCACGCTGGTGACGTGGTCGGAGACGTCGACGCTGTTGATCTCAACGCGGGCGTCGGTCAATGCCAGGGACAAGGGGGTTCACCTCACTTGACGCCCGCGACGAGCGCGAGCGAGAACGAACCCGTGATCGCCGTGACTCGCACGCGATACCAGGTGTCGACGATGGGGCCCGCGACGCGCGTCGCCCACTCAGCGCCGGTGGCGGTGGTGGGGCCGAACGTGGCGCGGGTGGTGGCGGCCGCGAACGTGTTGTCGGGCGCGCTTTCGAGGACGGCCGTCACGGTGGTTCCGGCCTCGAACGTGTGGAGCGCGGCATAGAGGTACTTGCCGGACGGCACGGCGCCCAGCTCGTACGCGGTCCCGGCCGGGCCGGTGGCGGACACGGGATCGTCGTTGGTCAGCAGCACGCGGCCGCGCACGGCGCCGACGCCGCGGGCACCGTTGCCGCGGGCGGACTGCGCGGTCAGCGTGAACGGCGAGACCTCGCCGACGCCGCCGAACGTCTGGTAGGTGAAGCTGCGCGCGAGCCAGAACCACGCGACGGACCCCTCGGCCCCGTCGGGCGACTGGCTGAGCACGTGCAGCCCGGCGAGCCCGGTGTTCAGGGTGTCGTCGACCTCGTCCTCGGCGTAGGAGCCAAACCCGTTGACCGTGGTCGAGGCGTTGTGCAGCCCGCCGACCCGGGACTGCCCGCGCATCCGGAACCGGGTGTCGATCCCGGGCTCGACCTCGATGTTGGTCGTGGTCGCGTTGCTGTCGCCGGTGAGGTCGTACCCACCGACCCACGTGGTGATGTCGAACGCGACGTGCGGTGCCACGGCTCAGCCGTTCTTGTCCGCGGCCGCCGCCTTGACCTTGGGCGCGGGCTTGATCCGGATGTGCTGCGCGTACACGAGCTGCGCGACGTCGACCTGCAACGGGTCGAGCCGCACCTCGCCGCCGAGGTCGACCCCGTCCTGCGTGAACGAGTCGGTGATCAGGCACGGGCCGATGACCTCGGCGACGACCGGCTCGACAGTGGCGAGGTAGTCCTCGCGGCAGAACCGGTTTTCGGGCTTGCGCCGGGTGTCCCACCGGGACACCCCGACAGCGACGTTTGGGCAGCCCTCACGGGCGCACATCTTGATACGCATGTGGCGATCTCCTGAACAGGAAAGAGCAAGGGAGACAAGGGGAAGAGGTCGCGCTAGACCACGACGGACTTGACGGTCACGTCGTAGGTGAGGACACCGATCGCGCCCTCGTCGTCGGCGGTGTCGCTGTCGAGGTCGACCGCGCTCACCCGGATCGACAGCAGCCCGGGGACGTCGTCGACGGCGAACGACTCGCTCAGCGCGTGCTCGATCGCCTCGCCGATCTCGGTGCAGCGCAGCTCGACCTCGTACGGGTCGGCGCCCGGCCGCGTGACCACGACGAACAGCCGGAACGTGACGTCTTCCTCGCGCGGGTTGCGCGGCCGCCGGCCCTTCATGGCGTGGTAGCTGTGGCTGCCCTCGACCCGGCCCGCGTGCACGAGTTCGCGCTCTGCGTCGTCGCCCGGGTAGTGGTAGCTGACCTGCACGACGGTCGACGCGAACGCGGTCGTGAGCAGGTCGATCACGGCTTTCTTCGCCTTGACGGCGTTCGTGCCGGCCACTACCTCACCCCCCCGTGGAACAGCGAGTCGCGGCGAGGGTTGAAGTCGAGCGTGCGCGAGGCCGGGGCCGGTCTGCTCGCGCCGCCGCCCGCTCCCCCGGCGCCCTGGTCCTTGCCGCCGCCGGTGGCGCGCAGCGAGTAGCGGGCGTAAATCCCGTCTACGAAAGGGATTCCGGTGCGGTACGCCTCGGGCAGCGTGAGCCGGTACGTGGTGCCGTCGGTCGTGCTGTAGCTCGACGCCCGGTCGGGCACGTTGCCCTTGCCGAGGTTCAGCACGGACCGGAACCGGCGCAGCATGGCGGGCCCGAGGTCGAACGGCGGGGCCGTCCACCCGTGCTCGTACTCGACGATCACATTGCCGCGGCCCTCGGTCCACGTGCGCCCGTCGATCCGGCGCAGTGTCCGGTCGGGAGCGACG